TATTTGCATATACTGGAAGTGCAGCAGCTATTTTAAGTGGAGGTGCAGCAGCAGATTATGTTGCAGGTAATACTACAACAGCAGCTAATGTGATTTTGGCTACAAATAATGTAGAACGTGTAAGAGTTGATTCTAGTGGTAAAGTAGGCATTGGAATTACACCAACTGAAACATTAACTTTAGGTGGTACTGCTAATGTTCAATTAACATTAAAATCTAATGATACATCAAATGGTTATTCTGAAATTTATTTTGGTGACTCAGATGCTACAAATAGAGGGTATATTTCTTATTCTCATAGTAGTGATGCTATGAGTTTTGGTACTGCTGCATCTACAAAACTTACCATTTCATCAAGTGGTAATTTAGGAATAAATGCAACACCCGTATCTTCTAGAAAAGTATTAATAAAAGGTGATGGAAATAGTGGCACTACAAATGCATCATTTTTAGTTGTTGACAGTTCCAACGCAGACAAATTTATTATTTATGATAATGGCTTGACTGTTGTAAACAATGTTTTTCAAGTATTAGGTAATGGAAGTTCTTATGCAACACACGAATTTACTACCCAAAATGCTAATGTTGCTAAATACATAATGAGAGATGCTAGTGGAGTTACTATAAATCAATTCTCCGCAGATTCAGCAGCAATGAATTTTTTAGGTGCAAGTGCTTTTGGAGTATTTACTCAATCACCTAATGATGTAAATGGTACAAATATTAGTTCTGATGGCAATATCCAAGTATATTCAAATAACAATAATGCAAATCTTATAGCAAATGGTGGAACTGCAGGAACTTTATTACTAAATGATAGGGGTGCAAGTGCAAACTCTAGGCTTTGGAGGGTAAAATCTGATGGGGGTGTTTTTAGTATAAATGCTTTAACTGATGCTATATCTGCAAAACACAACAGTTTAGAAATTAGTGAGGGGGGTAATGTTTCAATAAATCAAACACCACAAAGCAATATCCAACTTTTTGTTCACGGTTATGATACAAGTACAACTTATGCAATTTTATCAGATGATAGTGCAGGTAATGGTACTTTTAACGTACAAAATAATGGTAATGGATTTTTAAAGGCTAGTGCTTGGACGTATGGGTCAGATATAAAATTAAAAGAAAATATATCAAATGTAGAAAACGGAATTGATATGGTTTCTAAAATGAAACCAAAGCACTTTGATTATATTAATGGTACAAAAAATAATATTGGATTTATTGCTCAAGATGTTCAAGAAATTATTCCTCAAGCCGTTAGATATGTAGACGAAAAAGAAACTATTTTAGGATTAAAAACAGATTTTTTAATACCTTATTTAGTCAAAGCAATTCAAGAACAACAAACGATAATAGATGATTTAAAATCAAGAATTGAAAAATTAGAATTATGAAAAAGATAGAATCAATAGAGATATGGCAGAATGGTACAACTAAAACTGCCACACAGTTACAAGTACAAGGTACTAGCGTAACTTTAGGTCAAAGTGCATCTTTTTTTTGGCAACTACTAACCGAGGAAGGGCATCAAGTATCACAAGGGAATCTAGGAATTAGTGGTGATGAATATAAGGCTTGGAATGATGATGACTACATTTACCAAATAGTAGCTAGTGATTTAAATTTGACATTAGTTTCTGAAGAATAATTATCTTTGAAGCAAAAACTATGAAGATTACAGATAAAGAACTTGACACATTAAAAAAACAAGAAGCACAAAAAACTTCTATTGCTCAAGAATTAGCAAATTTAGAATTAAGAAAACATAAATTATTGCATTTGATAGATGATGTTATAGAGCATCAAGAAATGACACTTGAAGAAATAGATGAAAATTATGGTAAAATTAGTATTAATTTAGAAAATGGAGAGTACACAGAAATTAAGGAAGAAGAAACTAAGTAAAAATTTAAGTTACGCTGAAGCTATACATTCCGAAACTGCTAAAAAATTAGGGATTAGTAATGAACCAACAGATGAACATTATGAAAATATGTTGGTTACTGCTGAGAAGCTATTTCAGCCACTTAGAGATTGGTGTGGTCATCCAATACGAGTAAATAGTTTTTATAGATCAGCAGATTTAAATAAAGCCATAGGAGGCTCTCAAAGTTCAAGCCATAGATTTGCTCAAGCACTTGATTTAGACACATTAGGAGAAAAATCAAATGCAGATTTATTTCATTGGGCATCTGAAAATTTAAATTTTGATCAATTAATATGGGAATTTGGCACAGATTTAGAACCTGATTGGATACATATTAGTTATGTAAGTGAAAAGAAAAATAGAAAACAAAAATTAAGAGCAACTAATCATAGAGGCAAAACAAGATATTCACTAATGTAATGTCTGTTTATACAATTATTTTAATTGTTTTCTTAATAAAATTAATGTTAATTATGCCAATACCAAACCCAAAAGCACAAGAAAGTCAGAAGGATTTTATGATTCGATGTGTTCCACAAATGATGAAAGAATACAAGAAAGATCAAGCAATTGCAATTTGTTATAAAAAATATAAAGATAAAAAATGAGTAACGTAGGAATAGATATAGATGGAGACAAAAAACCTGATTTTCATTTGGATGTTAAAACATTAATTTTAGTGGGTGGAATGATATTCTCTATTGCATCCTCTTATTTTATGTTACAGGGTGAAATAGAAATAGCTAAAACTTTACCAAAACCTCTTATTGAACAAGATGATACACGGGTTGTAAATCAAAAACTTGAGTATCTTATAAAGGAGATGGAAAAAAACGAAGATAGGATTAAAGACCTAGAAAAAAGGGTTTATAAAAAATGAAAAAATTAAAGGATACAAAGTTTGGTAAATTACTTTCTAAAATATCACCTAAAATTTTAAAGGTTGCAGGGGAAATATTACCTGATGCAGGTGTTTTAGGTATGGTGAGTAAAATGATTGAAGATGATCCTGACATATCACCTGAAGATAAAAAAGTTTTACAAGAACATCAGAAAGAATTATATCAGCTTGAAGTAGAAGATAGAGATTCAGCACGAAAAAGAGAAGTAGAAATTGCAAAAACCAACAGACAAGATTACATGATGACTTTAACAGGTGTCGTAGGATTAATGTCTTTTGCATTTATAATCTATGCAGTTGTTTATGTTCCTTCTGTAACTGATAACGATTTATTTGTTCATTTGATGGGTATGGTTGAAGGTGTTGTTATTAGTAACATCTTTGCATACTATTATGGCACAAGTGCCAAAAAATAAAAAAGTTTATTATATTTGAATGTCGTAAAGACCAAACTTGCACTACCTAAAAAAGTTGGAAAGTGTTTGGATCAGGCAAAATAATACTCCCAATGGGGGGGGTAAGGGGGGGGCAATACTAAGTAAGCACCCCCTAAAAAGGGGTGCGTATAATATGAAAAAATTAAGTAGGGGTAGACTAATAAAAAAACTAGATAGTTTATTCAGCAAATACATACGAAGAAAAGATGCCATTAATGATATAGCAAAATGTGTTACTTGTGGGGTTGAAAGGCATTGGAAAGAATTACAATGTGGACATTTTCAAAGTAGAACACATCATAATACTAGATGGGATGAATTAAATGTAGGTGTACAATGTATTAGTTGCAATATATTTAAGAATGGTCAACAATACCTTTTTAGCAGATACTTGGATAAAACCTATGGTGAAGGTACATCAAATGAGTTATTTCTAAAATCTCAAAAAATAACAAAATTTACTACAAATGAAATTGAAGAAATGATAAAAAAATATAAAAATTTGTTAGATAAATTAGGTTAATTTATATTTGAATGTAAATAAACTGTGGTGGTATATTTTATAAGAGTATTTATTACTCGTATCTGTTCAAAGGGGGAAATTAATTTTTTCCTCTTTTTTTTGTTTAAATATTTTGTTATTAAATAAAAGTTTTATATCTTTGATTTATAATCAAACAAACAAAAAAATGGATAATAATAAAAGTTTTCAAATAACTGCTACAGAAGATACTCTTATTGAAGCATTTAGCTATGCATTTCGAGGAGGCAAAGATTACGAAACAGATTATAAAGACTGTGATTTTAAAATGTACAGAAAAATTGTAATTGAAGCTGCTAGAAAAATATTAATTGAGCGTCATTTTGAAATTATAAATAATAAATAATTAATGGGGGGTAAAACCCCCTTTTTTTATGGAAGAAAAAAATCCAAAACCTTTACAAGTATTTTATGATAAAATTCATAATGAAAAATCTTCTTATGCATTTGTTTTTTCCACAGATATAAATGATTGGATACATTCAAGACAACGGAAATACGATGAAAAAGGTAGAAGAAAAAAAGCTAATAAAAATAAATAAAATAAAATGTTTATATTTGTTAAAAAAACGATGGAAAAAATCGTAGATATAGAAGAATTAAAATTTCAGCATAAATTGCAGATACAAGAATTTCAATTAATTATTTATAAATTGGAACAAAAAGTTGAAATGCTACAAGCATTAATATCAACTAGGGAAAATCCCAAACAGGTTAAATTTTAAAATTAAAAATATGGATATATCACTAAACCACAAGTTATCACAAATTCAAAGAAATTTAAAGGTTCACAAATCACAATTTAATAAGTACGGAAACTACTATTATAGAAGTGCGGAAGATTTTACAGAGGCTTTAAAACCTTTTTTATTAGGATGGGATGTTACTGTTAGACTTAAAGAAAAATATTTAGGTGATCATGTAATACAAAGTACTGCTATAATAAGTGATGGCATACAAAAAATTAAAGCTACTGCAATAGTACAGGTTGACATGGATTCAAAAGTTAATATGTCAGTTCCCCAAAGATTTGGAACTGCTAGTAGTTATGGTAAAAAATATGCATTAGGTAATCTTTTTTTAATTGATGACACAAAAGATGACGATGCACAAAGAAAACCATTAATTAAAAATACTCCTATGTATAAGGAAGTAGTAAAGGCTTTAAAAAATGGTACAAGAACTTTAGATAAGATAAAAGAAAATCTTATAATAACTGAAGAATTAGAATTAGAATTAAAAGAATTATAAAAATGGCATCATTAGGAAATATTAGTATTAGAGTAGATAAATTACCCAAAGAAAATTTTAGAAAAGGTAAAAATTATGATCAAACAGGAGAAGTATATTGTGATATAACATTAAAAATTAATGATGAAACTAGATTCAAAAATAATATTTTTTGTTATGTACCCCAAACGAAAGAAGAAAGAGATGCAAAAAAGAAAAAAGAAGCACTTGGTAATGGACAAATTTTTTGGACAAATGGCTCTATAAAAGTTGTAGATAGAGAAGAAAATAAAGAATCTTCTAATTACGATAACAAAGAAGATGAAGGTTTACCGTTTTAATTATTAGGGGATTCATTTCCCCTTTTTTTTTATAAATTGCCACAGATGACAGAAGAACAGTTACAACTGATTGAAAAGTTGTGTAAAATAGATACCACAGAAAAAGTTACTTATCCTCCATTAGCATTATCTTTTGGTACTAAGGTAATACAAAGTAAAAAAGGTAATAAAGTTGTTGACATACCTATAGGTTCTTTAGGTAATTTCTCTTTTATACAAGCCCCCCCAAAAAGCAAAAAAACTTTTTTTATATCATTGCTAGTATCAGCATACTTAAAAAGTAATGATTATGTAGGTAAAATAAAATCTCATAGAAATGGTGAACAGGTTTTACATTTTGATACAGAGCAAGGAAAATATCATGCATCTTTATCTTTTCAAAGAATAACAGAAATGTGTGGTGGTACTTTTGGATACCATCCTTTTTTTCTAAGGACATTAAAGTATGATCAAAGAATAGAATTTATTGAATATTGTTTAAAAAATCATAATCAAACAGGTTTAGTTGTTATCGATGGATTAGCTGATTTAGTTGCTGATGTAAATGATATAGAACAGTCAAATAATGTTGTACAAAAATTAATGAAGTGGAGTAGTGATAGTAATTGTCATATTATTACAGTCATTCATTCTAATTTTGGTACCGATAAACCTACAGGTCATTTAGGTTCATTCTTAGAAAAAAAAGCTGAAACGCAAATTTCACTTGAAAAAAATACAATACATGAAGATGAAGTAATAGTTACTTGCAAAAGATCAAGGGGTTTCCCTTTTAATAACTTTTCATTTAAAATTAATAACTTTGGCTATCCTCAATATGTAGATAGCATTTATGATCCCCTCAAAGGCACTTGAAAAAATATTTGAAAAAAATAAACAATGGGTAGAAATTGTAAAAAGTTTTGGTTGCAATAGCGACACATCACAAGATATTGTACAAGAAATGTATATTAAGGTTCAAATGCGTTTAGAAAAGGGTACAGACATTAATTATGGTGATGATGACATAAACTATTACTACATATTTAAAGTCCTTAGAACACTTTTTTTAGACTTAAAAAGAAAAGAATCAAAGGTAAAAATAGTAGAGTTAGATGTTGTAGAAAATTCTGATGAAGATATTAATTATGACAATGCTTATGCATTAGTAGTAGATGAAATGAATGACTTATTTTGGTATGATAAAAAGGTGTATGAAATAATAGATGGTGGTTTGTCAATTTCTGAATTAAGTAGGCAAACAAATATTAGTTATTATTCTCTTTACAATACTTATAAAAGAGTCAAAACAAAATTGAAAGAATTAATATGATTAAATTCCCAAAATGTTTATGGAGGATCGCAAAAGAAATAGGACATGCTAGAAGTGTATTAGATACTCGCATAAGGGAAAGTGATCCATATTATAATCATAAGGGCTTAGATCGAGAACATGTTGAAACTACAGGTGTTATAGGTGAATTGATTGCCTTAGATTATTTAACTAAAAATAAAAAGGATTATGAGATGGTTAATTTGTTGGATTTGTATCCTTCAAAAAGTGCTGATTTTGTAATAAATAATAAAAGATATGATGTTAAATCAACGAAACATTTTAAAACTGCACATTTGCTTGTGAATGAAAGACAACATTATAAAAATTTAAACATAATAGATACGTATTGGTTTATCTACATTTTAACTGATGAAACTTGTGAATTTTATTTTGTTAATTATGATGATGTGAGTAAATGGGAATGCAAAAATTTTAAATATACTAATGCATTTGGAATACAACCTAAAAATTTAAAGAGATGAAACTAGGAGATTTTGTTTATTACATTACTAAGTACACAGGCATCAAAGCAGTTGTAGATTTTTTTAGTAAAAAAACAGGGAAAGATTGTAAGTGTGATGAACGCAGAGAAAATTGGAATAAAATTAAATTGTATTAAGATGATAAAATTTAAAAAAGATGATTTTAAAAAATGGTCAGAATTTAGAAAAATACCCAAACAGGTTATAGATCATGAAGAGTATGTAATGATATGTGAATTTCATGCGGAGTATTTTAATCATCGATTAGAAGAACCTTGTAAATGTAACCCTAAAAGAATAAATCAAATGATAGATGATTTAGATGTGATTTTAGAACAGTCAAAAAGGAAACCTAGAAAGAAAAAGAAATAAATAATTTGTTCATAACATTTGTTTTATCAACTTTTTTGTTAATATTTGTATTATAATCAAATAAAACAGATATGCAAAATTACAACTTAGACCACTTATTTGGAAACCTTATGGATGACTTAGATAATCTTAAAAAATTAGCTGATAAAATTATAGAGAATGAAAAGACCAAAAAACTCAAAACTACTAAGCAAGGTAACAAGGTTAGATAGTTTTAGTTACGTTATTGAATGCCCTAAATGTGGTAATTATGCAGCATCAGCAGATGACCCTGCAAAGCTGCCTGATTGGGTTCTTTGTAAGGAATGTTATCCAACTAAATTAATTAACGATGTTATACGAATGGATTATCGCAAAAGATTTTGCAAAGATGGAAGTAAGGGATTCTTACGATAAATATATACAGGCTAGAAAATCATCACATAAAAAATGGTTTTCTTATTGGTTAGATTATTTACAAAAAAAACATGAATACAATGATCGATCAATTAATCGAATATGAGGAAGGAGTCAGTAATTGTTGTGGTGCAAAAGTTATAGAATATTCTCAAAGATGTGAGGCATGTCAAGAGAACTGTGTAGTAATTGATGAGGAATGATTTTACTTGTTGATGCTGATTCTTTGATTTTTGCAAGTTGTTACAGACCAAAAGAGGATGTTGACACATTCTATGATAACCTAGATGATGTTGTTCATAAGTTTGATGAATCATTTCAAAAAATAGTAAATGATATTACTGACTTGTATAATGTAAATGAAGTATTTGTATTTAACAACTCTAAAGGTAACTTCAGAAAGATGATTACTCCTACATACAAAGCAAATAGAATAGATCAAGTAAAGCCTCCACTATTATCTCAAATTCATGATTATGTTACTGAAACCTATAATGGTATTTGTGGGTGTGGTGTAGAAACTGATGATATGGTTGCTGCTTATTGGCATACTCTATCAGATAAATTTGGTAGGGATCATGTGATGATTGTAAGCATTGACAAAGACTATCTTCAATTCCCTGCATTAATTTATCAGTATAACAGAAAAAAAATTTTAGACTTATCTAAATATGATTCTTTACTTAATTTCTACACACAAATGATAATTGGTGATTCAGCAGATAATGTTAACTACTTTAAGGGTAAAGGAGTAAAATTTGCACATAAGTATTATAAAGACTGTGACACACAATATCAGTTCACCAAAAAGTTATACCTTTTGTTTAAGGATCGTTATAAGTCTAAAGCAAGGGAAAAGTACATAGAGTGCTACAACCTTTTAAAACTTAGAACAAAATGAATTTAAAAGAAAAATTACAGGAAAAGATAAAAACAAGAGATGAAAGAAGAAAATTAATCCTTGATCCAAATATTGATCAAATAGAAATAGTATCTATAAGTAAGGGTTTAAGAAAGATGGATAGAGAAATAAGCAAATTAATTAGACAAATAGAAAATGAAGAAAATTAGAAACATAGTAGGTACTTTGACAATAGTTTTAGCAAGTGCTTTAATATTAATTATTAGCAACTTTATAGATTTACATAAACCACATGAAAATGATAGATAGAGATAAAGAAGCAAGTGACAAGGCACAAAAATTGATAAGCAGATTTATTAGTGAATGTAATATTGATGAGGATTCTGCAAAGAAGGCATCTTTAATATTAATAGATGAACTGTTTAAATGGGGATTGCCTTACAAGTATCAGTTAGAATTTTGGACAGATGTTAAAAGATATTTAAAATGACTGCACAAGAAATTAGTGATAAAATAATAAAAAAAACAGGAGTAAATGTTTTTGAAAATAGTAGGAGAAAAGAAGTAATCCATTATAGGTCATTACTTATTTACTTACTAAGGGAAAAAATGAATTTAAGGTGGACTAATATCTCTTTATTTTTTAAAGCAAATAACAAGGATATAACACATGCAACTGTTATACATTCTCATCATTATTATTCTTTTTACAAAGATGAAAATCCTAAACTTGAGGATTTAGAAAAACAATTTAACTTTGCACCTGTTGACATTGACACATTAGATAAAATTTATTACTTAGAGAATAAGGTAAGAAACTTAAAAAAGAAAATAGAGAAATATGAAAAAGCTAGTTAATAATCTATGGAAATTTATAAAAAATTATTTTACTGAAGATGATTCTAGTTTATTATACATTACCATTCCTAGATATTATAAAACAAAAAAAGAACAGAATTTCTTTATCAGAAGAACAAAGGATTTTATTTTAGATAATACAGAAGTAAAAAAATTGAATAAACAAAAATAAATCAAATGGATGGAAGGAAAAATAATGGAGGGGTAAGAGAAGGAGCAGGTAGACCAAAGAAAGTTGATGAAGAAAAGCTAATTGAAAAACTAGATGCATTAATTGATTCTGATGAAGTAATTAAGCAATTAGGAAAGATGTGTTTAAATGGTGATTCAAGAGCATTGACACTTTACTTTAATTACAGATATGGAAAGCCAAAAGAGAAAATAGACATATCAGCAAGTGAAGGTTTTAATGTCAACTTTAAGGATTTGATACAATTTAGTGATTAAGGTAAATTCTAAATATTCACCAATATCAAAATCAGATTCTAGATATTTTATTGTAACAGGTGGGAGAGGAAGTGGTAAATCCTTTTCTATTAATTTAATGTTATGTCTTTTGACGTATGAGAAAGGTCATGTAATACTTTTTAGCAGATATACCTTAACATCTGCTTATGTGTCTATTATTCCTGAGTTTATTGAAAAGCTAGAACTGCTTAATATCTTTGATCATTTCCAAATTACAAAGGATGAAATACAAAATAGAATATCAGGTTCAAAGATTATTTTTAAAGGCATAAAAACATCATCAGGTGATCAAACCGCAAATCTTAAATCACTACAAGGTGTAACTACATTTGTATTAGATGAGGCTGAAGAACTTACTAATGAAGATACATTTGATAAAATAGATTTATCTGTACGATCGCAAACCCAAACCAATAGAATCATTTTAATTCTAAATCCTACAACCAAAGAACATTGGATTTATAAAAGATTTTATGAAGATAAAGGAATGCAAGAAGGGTTAAATACAACTAAAGAAGATGTAACCTATATTCATACAACATTTAAAGACAATATTAAAAATCTGTCAGAAAGCTAT